CCAAGCATAACTAACAACGCTATTACACCGCCCTTGAATATTCTACCTACATTCTTGGCTATTTCTCGGTATTGATATAGCATCGCAACAAGGTAAAAAAACAAAACAATCAAGACTAATATGAATGGCTTTAGTGCTACAATTTCTTGATTAGTCATTCTTGTTTTTCTTTGCCACTCTGTAAGATGCCCACATTGATACTATCAATGCACCAAGTTTAGCACCATCGTAAATCGTGTCATAAACACCAGTTAGTTGTATGTTGCCAAACCAGTCGGAAGTCCACACTCCTGCTTGAATTATTACGCTTGTAATGATGACTAAAATGCTATTGTCGTGGTGTTCTTGATGTATCATAAAATAATTTCTTTTGGAGTATAAGGTATCAAAGGTAAGTCTTTTACCCATATAAATTCTAATGTTATTGTTTGTTCCATTTCTTCAACCGAAATTATCCAATTATTGTTTAAATCTTGGATAGGATTGTAATATGAATAGGGCGCATACAACTGCCCCACTAACTCATCTTTTTGATTTTCTGTTAAAAGACCTACATAAAGTAGCTTTTCTTCTTCTGTTAGTTGTGTTAGTTTCATTTTATACGTTTCTTGAAAGTGAAGTTTGCATTGCTTGAATTAATGTGTATAATGTTGATGCATCTCCGCTTGATAAACCGCTTCCAACAGATGCAAATGCTAACTCTCTGGCTGTGTAACTTTCAGTAGTGCCATTGTTATTTCGTGCTGCTAAAAATAAATTAGTTGTAGGTCTTGAAATAGATGCAGCAGTTGATGTTGCGCTACTTGCTCCATTCTTATAAGTAGTTAACAACGTAGATGTTGTTCTTGAAATAGTAAACCAGCCACGAGAATCGGCATTAGCGACTGTTAAAAATGTCAAATTATTAGCAATTCCTCGAAAGTTTCCTACATTTCTTGAATCTAACTCAACTGCAGTGCCAGTACTTTGACAACCAAGGTCAGCACCAGCGTTTGTGTTGTTTCTTAAATATGCACTAAAATGCGTATCATTTAAAGATAGCGTTGTGCTTGGTGTAATTCCAGTATTTGCGTATGCATTCGTTCCATTTGGCAACGCACCATTTGCCGAATGTGTCCAACCTCCGTTAAATGACAACGCAAATGTTGAAGTGTTCATAAAGTTAAATGCGTGTTTAGTATTTGTGCCTCCCACAAATGGATAAATCGCATTAAATTTACCAGTCAAACTATTCGCAATTAAACCTGCTTCAAATGTGTTTAAAGCGTTTAAAATAACAGTATCTGTTTCCGATGTTGCAGCTATCCACGCAGTTGTTAATGGTAGATAACCAGCAGCAGCAGGTCTTATGTATATCAGTCTTCTACCCATTATATTCTGGTTGTTTTTAACGATGCTTGTAAATTAGTCAATGCACTATTCGATGTTGTGACTAATGTAATTTTATCACCTATTGCTACTGTGTTGGCAGCAGTAGCAGTGCCAGTTGCTATGGTGCTGCTTACCGCTACTGCACTAATGCCAGTTACATCTACTCCATTTATCTTTACTGCTACTGTGCAAGTGCCAGATGCAGAGATAATTTTTAGTTGATTTATTGTGTACGCATAGGCAGCATAAAGTTCTAATGTATACGTTGTTGCTGCTATGCTTGAGCCACCATCTTGAAGAGAAATGTTTTCAACTTTTAAAGCATTAAAAGCACTCCAATCAGCCGATGATAATGCGCCTCTGTTAGATGCAGATGCAGTTGGTAAATTAAAGTTATGAATGCCAGATGCTGAACTTATTGCAAAATCAGTACCAGTAGTTCCAACTGCGAATGTTTGCACTTGCTCTGTTAGACCATTCAACGCAGTTAAACCAGTTGAAAAAGTTGTAATAACTTGACATAGATGACTATTTTCTGTGTGCAATGTTATTGTTCTACCGCTATGAGTAACATAAATTCTAATTGCTAATCTATCAGTTAGTGCAAGTGTTGTTTGCGGAACTGCTATTGTACTCAAATATAAGTCAATAGTAGTGCCTCCAGTAATTGCTTCTGGTGTTGTTGAATTCGATGCAATTAATGTTAATGTTGTTCCATCCCATTTGTGCAGTTCAATGTAAAATGATGGTGAACCACCGCCACTTGATGCACTCATATAAGTTTCAAAATTCCAATTCCCTGCTGGTATTGTCAACTGATTTGGGTCATTCGCATCTGTGATAAATGATTGAATATATCCATCAGCAGCAATAGTGAAATCAGTACCAGTACCGATAATAGGCACTTTATTAATTTCTTTCATTGCCACACCGCCAAATGTACCTTGAGAAACTGAACCATTTAAGTAGTAGTTTACTGATGCACCACCGCCACCGCTTGTTGGAAAATTAGCTAATGAACCATCACCTCTCACATATTGACTTGTAAGCCCTGCTCCAGTTACCGCTATTGTTCCAGATGTTGTGACTGGACTACTTGCAACGCTGAATGCTGATGGCATTGTTAAACCTACACTTGTAACTGTACCGCTACCAGCACCAATATCACTTAACATCGCAAAGGTTTGTGGGCTTGTTGTTTTGTCTGGTAGTTGAAATTCCGTTGCGGTTGTAAGTGTAGGTGATGTTATTGTGGCATTGCCTAAAGCATTATTGATAATTATTTGGTCGTGCTTAACATCAATGCTTTCACCTGCACCATTATCAATAGTAATGCCTACTGATGTTGTAGAACCAGCATCTGTCACTTGTTGCAATGTAGGTGCTGCCAATGTAAACACACCAGTAACCAAGTCAAATGTCCCAAATGCACCACTTGTAACATCAATGGCATACTGATAGATTTGATTAGTAACACCACTTGCAGCCATTACCAGATACAATGTGCTTCCATCATCAATAAGGTAGTTTTTTAATGACACCAAATCACCAGCAGTTGCCAATGTTTGCATATCTGCTAACAAAATTTGCTCAATGTTTTCCGATTAGTTACGATGTTTTTTATAATTATTATATCTTTGGCGCACCTCTAATTTTACTGGTGCTAATTTACTGATTAAAGGCTTCCATACTGGTTTATATTCCGTTTGAAACATTATTTCTTTATCAACATACTTTTCAGCATTTCTTGAATTATAATCCGTTATAGTGCATCTATCTGATTGCATTATTGAAATCCTAAATAAGTTGTGCAATTGTGCAGGAATTCTCTTTGTTTCTAAAATGTAAATCGGTTCTTGCTCATCGAATGTCCACTCTCTAACACCATTTTGATATTGAATCTCTTCCTTCGTATAATCAGCAGTTGGATAGCCAAAGTAACCAGACAATCTTATTTGATTTACCCAATTTAAATTCAAGTAATTTACTGTTAATTTATCATCACTTAAGCTACCTATTAAACCATTTTGATACCATTGTAATCTAATGGTCATCTCTGCTCTATCTGCTCTGTATTCGCACAATTTAAAATCAAAAGAAAATATTGAAACATTGCCCAACACCCCATCAGTAACTGCTAATTCCACCTTGTAAATACCACCTCCGTGCAATGTCAACACCTTATGCCATTCTATTTTGTAGCCTACATACTTTTGATTGTTCACTGTTTGAAAGCCAAAAGGATAGTTGACACCATAAGTAGTTCCACCGCTCATTGTTGCTAACAAAACATTGTCTTTGTACAATTTATAAACTGCCCCAGAAGCGGTTGGTGAGCAGATGTCCATAAATGTAAAGAAATCATTCTTCATTGCATCACTCCCATCACCATATGCTAACTGCAATAATTTAAAATCAGCGCAGCAGTCCCACAAATCTGTGTTAGGCAATAGTAACGTAGGCACTACTGCACTTGCTGCTGGTAGTGTAAAGAATGTTTGCTTTGCTGCTTCTCCATCAAATGTTGGCATTATGCTATAGATTTAAGGTTACCATCTGTTGTTGTCTTGAATGTACCATCAGTCATTGTTTTGTCGAATTCTGGGTCTGGTGTTTTTTCAACCTCGTAAATTCTTGCAACGATATCATAAGTAATGTTGCCAACTGGCAATGCATTGTGGTCAAGAACCGCTTCTGCCTTAATAGTAGGTGAATTTATTTGCGTTAAAACAACTTTATCATCTATTCCCGAAATGGGAACAAACCAAGTTAATGGGAATGTTGTTTCCCACACACTTGAAAACCTTACTCTGCCACCTATACCACCTTGTTCGTGTATTTCAATTCCAAATACTACCTTGCTTTCTTCAATCAATAAACCAGTTGGCTTGGTAAACGTAGCCCTTACAATTGTGTTGCTACCTGCTTGAATGTAATTGACACCTCCAGCAGTTAATGGTGTACCTCCACTTGTGAATGTTTCAACTTTCTTTACTGAATATGCAGGGTTTGATGCATAATCGTTAATTGGTATCAAAATGTCCTCATCGAAATGGTAAGGATTTACGCTTGAAACCACATCATAACCAGTTCTAAAATATATCTCCCAATTCGCAGTTAAGTAATGAAACCAATCTTGATTTTGACCATTGTTTTGTTGCGATGGGTTGAAGAAATCTGAATTCACACCAAGCAATGCTACCCACGCTTCCCATCTTATCATAAATGGATAACTGATTTTAAATTTAGCACTTGATGGGGTTGGTACTGCATCAACTATTGTAACTGTTATCGGTTTACGAATTTCAGTTGTTGGAATATTGAAGACTGTGTTGTTTGAATAGTTGATAAATGGCGCACCACCTTGAAATATAACTGGCACATTTAACTGAAAATCCTCTAACAAAAATTCAGCACCATCACTTATTCTTTTTGCAACAACTTGCTGATAAATTTTAGTTAAATAAACTGAATCTACAGTAGATGGGAATTCCTCCCAAGTGCCATAGATAAGGCTTTCCATAACACACTCATCATTCTTGAATGTAGTGATGTCATCTGTTATCCCAGCATCACTTGCATCTTCATAATGCCTCTTAAATGTTTGCAAACAGTTGAGGTCTGCTGGTCTTACTACATTATTAAAGTTCTTAACACCACTCCATATTACTTGTTTATTTGAATTGACAACCTGCGTAAATGCTGGGTTTGCAATGTTAGAAAAGAAGCAGAATCGTGGTGTTAAACTTTCATTTAATATTGTTATTGTATCAGCAACCAAAACCAAATAAATAGTAACGTGAATAGTGTTTGCGTTTATGAAATCTGCCTTTACACTATCAATAAAATTACCATCATTTCCATATGGATTTGTGTAAACCAAACCATCAACATATGGGTACAAATCAGCAAACAAAAAGTTTTCTCCAAGTGACCTACCATTGTTTTGATATTCGATTTGATTGTTTGGCAATTTCATTGCACCAATGGAAATTCTTTGCCCTGCTGCAAAGTCACCAGTTGCACTTGTTATATCAAATTCAATCGTTTGGTCATACCCAATAAAACTGCTTAATTCAGTTATAGGAACTCCATTGTTAAAGTACTCAATGTTTTGAATAAAATAATCTTGCGCCCCTTGATTAAATGACTCATCAAACCAACCACTATTACCTAATATGCTGCTATTTGTTTCAACAACTTGCAATGAATTTGGGTCATTAATACTCCTTAATCCAGATACCTTAACAACGTATTTTAAGCAGTTACCATTCAAGTAATAAGCAGGTGCAATATTGTTGGTTGCATCTATTAATTGTGATGCTAAATACAATGGTGTAGCAACAACATAATGTCTTATTCTGAAAACTTGTCTACCATTACTTGTATCGTAGCTTATACGATAGGCATCTGATGTGCCAACAAAATTAGACCTAATTTGCCATTCCAAACCTCCTTGAGGAACAAGTGTTGATGGTGTGCCAAAACTTGATGCATCAATGTTATCTGCCTTATACCATTGTAGTTGGTTTGTGGTTAAGGAATTAAATTGATTTGGCTGCCCATTCTCAATAAAATTATATTGATAATCTAATGATTGAATCTCTGTTAAGTTATACAGAATAGCATCAGCATTGCTTTCGTTATTCGTTACTGGCAAACCGCTAACAATGGCATTAGAAACTAATATCTCATTGTTGCTATATTTAACCAATACAGTAACTTTTTGATTGTTTGCAGTAGCAAAGAAACCTGCACTACAAACTATTCTTATGGTATCACCAACACTTACATTCGCAAATCTATTGCTTCCGTATAAATGGTTTTGATTTAAAGCACTACCCGTAACCAAAGGGACTGCAGGTGTAAATTTTACTTCAGTAAAAAATTCAACATCTGTCCACACTAATAATGACTCTCCTATGTTGAATAATGGAAAATTACTTCCACTACTACCAGCAGTAATTACATCGTAAAATGTTTGACCAATTATAGTTACCGCCATTACTTTTGCAAGTCTTTAAGTTTTTCTCTTACTGTTTCAAATTCTTTTAAAATGCCACTCTGCTCTAATTTCTTTGCAAACATAGCTTTCTCTTCATTTGTTTCTATGCCTTGCTTTGCCTTGCTAATTAAGGTTTCCACCTCACTAAACATCCCTGCTAAACCACTTAATGCTAATTTTGCGTTATTCTCCAGTTGGCTCATTGAATGTTTTGATTAAATTCGTGGTGTAAATATAAGGAGTTTTTGTTTTAATGTCACAAATTTTATTCCAAATGTTGTATTTTGCTGATTCAATCAAACCAACCGATGCGCCATTAAACACCAATGGATTTATTCTTATTTGATTAAAGCTAACAGTATTGAATGGTAGCCCTGCCCAGTCTTGATATTTATATTGCGTAAAGTAGTCAATTGTGTAGAACAAATCAAACTGCTCTCTGGCAGTTGGCTGCGTTGTTGTTAGCTTCCCATCACTCTCTATTCGCAATAATTTATCCACCATAAAACTATCTTTCTCAAGCAATAGCATTCCTATTCTATTATCTAATAATTCACCCAATGGTGAGTAAGGAATCTCTGGTATCTGTGGGATGTCTGGAATAGTAATATTAAATCCAACAAGACCACCTAAATCCTCAAAGAAATCAACCATATTATTGATGCCATCTATAACATCGTTAATGACATAAATGATAGTATTAAGTAGGTTTACCGAACCGCCTACAATGTTATCAATCTGCTCATTTATCTCATCAAAAAAACGCTCAACTGCGGTCAATTCAAGTTTTCTTTTCCCAAGTGCATAAGCAAATTCAACTTGATTTAATCCTTTCATTAAAACAAATTGAGAATTTACAATATTTATTGGGCGCAAAGTCACTTGATAGTTAGTGCCTAAATAGTCTGTGATAGTGTTGCTTTCGGTAACATCCGTTTGAAATGTACATACAAAATTACTTGTAAATTCATCGGTGTTCAACTGATATTTTGTGTTTATGACACTTGGAATAGTATATTGTGGTGTAGCAATTTGAAAATCTTTGCGCTCAAATAATAACTGATTGCCATTGAACAACACCTTTCCATTGTACAAGTCTTTCATTTTAATAATGAAATCAGCAAATGTCCCATCTGGAAAACCAAATTGCACAAATTCATTAGGTGTAAATGCACCTAACAAATCTAAATTGAATGGGTTAGATGGGTTCTTTGGCACATAATATTTCTTTGGCAGGATTACATCATTTGCAACAATAATGCTGCTTTGAAATGATAAACCTAAATATTGGCAACCTCTTATGAATAGTGTTCTAATCGGAATTGCTTTGTGATACTTTACTCTTTGAATTATTACCGCAAACATTGCAACAAGCCCATCTATAATTAGCGTTAAACCGATGACAGTTATTGCTAATTTTTCGTAGTCTGGTATTGATGAAATCACATAAGGAATATCAACGAAATCAGACTGCGTTATTATACCTGCTTCAGTATACAAGTAGTCAAAACTAAAACCACTTGCAACATCGTTCAACCAATCAATAGAATATTTTGGTTTGCTTTTCGCAACAATGCCATACTCATCAAATTGTGTTTGGTCGGAAAGGTCAATGTAACCATCAAAGAACGTAGTTATAACACCATTTAAGTCTGTTTCTTCAATACGAAATGGCATACCTTCAAAAATAAATCCAGCAGTTATCCAGCCATTAATTGCATCAATGTTTTCACGAACAAATTCAAAATCATTAATGGTCAATTGCTGATTCGCAAATTCCCCATCTTGAAAGTTAACTTCAACCGCTAATTCTCTTAAATTCTTTGGAGGATTAATCAGCACATTGTTAAGATACAATTTCAAGTTTACCATTAGATTCTACGTTGTCTTTTGTGGATTAATACACGCTTTACACCAGCAGTTATTTGAGTTTCTATAACATCACCCAAATTGCTCAAATTGGTATGGTTTACTGGCTTGTTTTCAATTGCTCTCTTTACCTCCAACAACAAGTTATTAGTGCTTCTCAAGTCAATGTGTTGATTTGGCACATTAATAATTGGCTGCGTTACATCACCGTAGTTGAATAGTTTTCCACTCTGGTAGTCTGATAGTATTTGAGCAGCCTCATCGTTGCTTATATCACCTATTTTTGCGTTCTGTTGTGGGTTAAATATACGCTCATCACCATCAACTGCAATAACATAACCATCTTTGCCATTATGAACCTTGTTTCCGCTCAAATCACGTTCAACATTTTCAGTCCCATCAATGAAGCTACCTGCTACTATTTCAGCTAACGTAGTTTCTAAAATTGCTTTTTGCAATGCAGTTGCTGGTTCTGTTTTTGCGTAACCGCTTAACAAGTTATAGAATGCAACACGCTTTTGCTGCTTAATTTCTTGTTCTTGCAATCTTTTGCGTTCAAGTTGCAATTTTGCTGCCTTACTTTGCTCAAATGCTAATGTGTTTGCAAGACCTCTTTCTGCCAATCTTTGCTGCTGCTCAATGGCTTTTTCAGTATCAGATATTTTAGTATCTAATTCTTCATTTGCTAATTCATTTCTTCTTTGAACTGCCTTCGCAATTGCGTTGGTTACCTTGTCAATCTCATCTATTACAACTTCAGTTTGTTTTTTTCTTAATGCTTCGGTTTCTTCTTTAGTTTTTTCTGCTGCTTCTCTTTCTGCATCATATTTTTTGTTAGCTAATTTGTCCAAATCAATAGCTAATTTTTCATTTATTTTTTTTATTTCTTCTGCCCTTATTTTCTCATCAGCAATTGATTCTGCTGCTTTGATTCTCTCATCTTCTGCCCTTGCTTCTAATGCCCTTTTTGCAGTATCGTATTCGCCTTGTATTAAATCATTTTGTAATGATAAATAATACTCTCTCATTTTTAATCTCTTTAAATTAAAAGCATTGTCACCCTCTAATAATTTAGCATTGTTTTGTTCTCTTCTTTGATTTACATTTTCAGTTGTTTGTTGCGCTATTTCAGCCTCATAATCTAACTGATTCTGCAATATTTGTCTATCAATTTCAGCAATCTTTTGCGTTCTTTTTATTTTTTCCTCTTCTTGCTTTGCTATCGTTTCATTACTGGCAATGACATTGTCTTGATAAATCTTAACTATTTTTGCTAATTCGGCAGTTGCTGCTTCGCCTAATCCTAATGCTTCTAATCTCTTTTTTAAGGCTATTGCATTCTCCTCATTAAATAGTTTTGTCTCATCAAACTGGATGCCTATTCCCTCCTTAAAAATTCTAATCTCTTCTTGACTTGTAGCCTTTTGTGATGCAAGTAACTTTTTATTGATGTCTATTCGCTCCTCTAATTGTCGCTGCTGGTCTTCAAGTTGTTGCTTCAATATTTGTTCTTCACCTTTTGCATTTAACTTTTTGCTTCTTGTCAATTCAATTTCAGCAATGGTAGCATTAAGATTTGCCTCTCTGGTTCTTTGTTCGTTTATCCTTATCAAATCTCCTTGCTCATCTAATGCAGCATTTAATTTTAAAGCAGCCTCATTTTGTTTTTGATAAAATTCTGGGTTTGCACCGCCAACTGGTATAAGAGGATTTGCTTCTTGTGCTGCAACCGCAGCATCTGCAATATCCTTTTCGCTTTGAGCAATTTTTACTGCTACTGCTGCCCTTTTTTCACTTAATTCAATTGCAATTGCAAGTGCCTCATTTCTCTTTTGAAAAGATAATGTTGAATCTTGAGAAATCTCATTGTAATCCTGCTCATCAAGTGATAATTTTTGAAATTCTAAATTTAACTTTAATAATTCCTTACGAAATGAAATAGTAAGCCTTTCTAAATTTTCAAAAGGTTTTCCACTTAAAAGCAAATCTTTACCTTGTGCTATCTTAATATTTACCGCATCTTGTGCTGCTTGATTCATATCATATAACTCTTTTGCAGATGCTGCTGCTGCCAATGCTATGCCAATTAACGTAAGTTTTACTGCTTTACCAAACTTACCACTCCCTTCCGCTGCATCATCTTGCTGCTCTTTTAATTTCTTTAGTGTACCAATAAGCCTACCTATTCCAGTATTAAACAAACCAGTTTCACCAACAACATCTTTCAATGCTTCTTTGTAATTACCAACCGACCTTTGAAACTCACCAACGCTTTCTTCAGCACTTCTCACACGCTTATCTAATTCGCCAAATTCTTTGCTTAATGATTGATAAACTTTAGTGTTTTCTTGACCAGTAAATTTTAATTCTTTTAGTTGTACTTTTATTTCTGCTAATCTTTTAACACCCTGCTTGTATTCTGAATTTAAATCCTTTAAAGATTTTAACTGCTTTGCTTTTTGTTTTTCTTCTGCTTCAATGGCTTTAGTTAAGTCTTGTTCAGCCTTTAATTGCTCTCTGGTTAATCTATTCTTTTCAATCGTAGTTTTGATTATTGACTGCTCCAATGATTGTTGTTGCTGCAATACTTTTAATTCAGCAACTTCCAACTGCTGCTTCATTTTGATGAGGTCAGAGGTCTGCTTTAACTCCGTGTTTACCTTCTTAACATCATCAAAAGATTTCGGTTTAAACGTAGAAACAAATTGCTTTTGTGATGCTAAACTGCCCTTTATTTCTTTGTTGGTTTCACGAATAATTTTAAGCAATTCATCAGCACCTTTAATGGCATCACTAAATGCATCACTTTCAAATAAATCATCTTTGCCTAACGCTTTACCTTCTGCCATTATTTCTCGATTTTAACCTGCTGCTTTGAATAATTTTTAACATAACTGAACCATTCAGCTACTGTTATCGTATGCAAAGATAAATGAAATCCTTTATACTTTTCCAAATAATCTTTTATCTCATCAGTAGTTGAACTTTTGCGGTTTGTCAACTCCTTTAATTCACTCTCTGCAATGCCAATTAATGTTTTGTTAAACCTATCATCGGTAATGTGCAAATCAATCTGCAAACACGCTATTTCGCACCTTTTTTCAAGTACTTCCATATAACTTTCCGAAATGCCAAATCTATTTACTAATTGTCGCTGGATATCTTCCAATGCAATGGTGAAATTGCGCTTAAATAGTCCCCATTTGCAAATTAATGCATTCTTGTTGCCCTGCTCCACAACTTGTAGGTAGTTGTAGATTGGCATCGTGTCAATGTTATTGTAGTATTGTGTTCTTAACATAATCTAAAACTATTGGTTTTGATTTTATAATTAACTTTTCCTTGCTATACTCATCAAGACCCACGAATTGTCCCCAAGTTTTTTGCAGGTCTTTGCCCTCTTTTATTGAATTGACATCCAGCATCAACTCATCACCAACTATTTTGGTCTTAAATGTTCGATACATTGCGCCAGTATCACGCAATGTGACTCTATCTGTGGGCTGATTTTTATCATTTTTAATTGCTATGGTGTAATCAGCATAAACATTGCTTCCTCTGGCATATTGTGACCTCATCGAAACACCAAATACATCTACACCCCTTTTAAATAATTGCTCATCACGATTCAACCTAATAGCCTCAAGTTGTATGGCTGGATTGCGAATGACCTTTTGAAACGCTTTATCTTCGTTTAACTTCTTGACATTTCTGGCAATTACTTCAAGATTCCACATATTCAGCGATAAATATTTTACTGTTTTTAGTTGGATGCAAAATTACACGCTTATGTTTAATATCATCATTTAATATCAATCTATCTTTTTTTCGATTGATAGCCCAAATGAGGTGTTTGTTTTTTAGTTTCATTGCATTGCAAATATACAAAAAAAGCCTTCACATCTCTGCAAAGGCTTTTCAATTTTAATGGTTAAATTAAATTACTGTACCAGTTGTTCCAATCATTGTAACACCATCTAATCCGTTTTTCTTGATTAAAGGTTGCAACACTTCAGAAGCTACTGCACCAGTATAAGTTAAGGTATAACGACCATCAACAGTTGTGCTTTCAGTAGCAGCAACAGTTAAATCAGATGCATCAGTAATGTTATACATTTTACTTGTTGAACCAGTATCACTTGAAACGAAATCAGCAGTAACAAGACCTTCGATTGGGTAGTTAGTAACGATGTTACCAACTTTAGCATAAAGGTCAAGTACCATTGTAGTAGTGCTTGTGCTTACTATTGTTGCATAAACATTCATTAAACCTTTCAAGTTTACGATGTTAGCAGCAGTTATTGAAGATGCTGAAATCATACGCAAATCATCATCCTTTTGTAACACATCCCATTGACCTTGCAACATTATCTTTTGGATAGTTGTGTCGGTTGTGAATACTGGCTTTGCGTAAAAAGTAGCAGCATCAACCGCAATTGGGTAAAGGTAATTACTTCCAGTTTTGGTAGTGCCTAAAATGTTACCATCTAAATCAACGATAAAGATTCCGAAAGTTGAACATCTGTTAGCGTTGAATTGTTTTGCTAATTCAAAGCTACCTTTGATAATCATTGCGGTAAAATTTCTGATACCATCACGGATAAATACACTTGAACCATCTTCAAATGTTTCAAGGATAGGGTCTGCTCTATCAGTAGTAACATTCTTTAATTTTCCAGTTGGATACCAACGCTTACTATCATCTGCTTCGTTAATTAATGCAGTAAAGTAGGCATCATTCAAAGTATCAGTTGGGTCAATGTAGTTAAATGTACCATCGTTGGCAATTAACGGAACTAAAATAAAATTTGCTGCAACACCCATAACTGGGGCGCAACTTGGTGAACCAGTGTTTTGAAGCGACACATCGCAAGAACATAATGACATATTTTTTTTGTTTTAAATATTAATAATTTGTTTTAATTTAATTTTCGCAGCAGGAAAAACACTTGTTAAATGGAATGTTTATTAGCAGTTCAGTACCAGAGGTGTTGTCCGCAAAGATTTGACTCTTCACTCCTTCCCATTGCACCTTCCCGAAATTGGCATAATCATTTTCAACGTATGTAATCTTACTACTTGCGTTAGTTCTACTATACGCAAATAAAGAACGAATAAACTCGGCACATAGTGATTTCATTGGCTTGATTGCTTGTTCTAAATGTGTTGACCTCAACCAATTTTTAGGGTCAGCATCAACAAGAAAATAGATAACGCAATCACTTACAAAATCAATAGTAGATTCCTCATCAGCGAATTTTTCTGGTGCGTTCATATGCAGGTAAATCAATGGTAATTTATTGTTGCTGCTTGATACCTTAATCAATTCGGAATTGGTTTCTAAAAATGTCCCAAAATAAAAGAATGGTGATGTTAAATTATAGATGCCAGTTGCAGGTTGTGTAGCTGATGCAATAGTGATTGATTCATTGAATACAACCTCCTTAATTACCTTACCACTTAACACTTTTCCAAATGTTGCCCACTTCGTATTAGTTGTCATCAGTTTCCAGTTGCTACCATCGGCAACAACTGAATTAACCACAATAGTTTTATCTATTGAGTCAACAACATTTTTTATATGGTCTTTAGTAGTAGTTAAGCCCACGACATATAATGTTTTAAAACACCTTTGAATGTTGGATAATCGGCAACTTTTACCGACTCAATATAGTTTTGAATTGCCTTGAAAGTGCTAATCATTTTGTTGTAATCAATGCATAATGATGTGTAACTCATTGCGCTGGGCATATTAATAGTGCCTTCTGCTTGTGTGTTACCTTGAATGGTATTGGTTTGTGGCTGCGTTCTAACGTAGTGGAAAAATACCCATTTAACCAACATAACCTTCATACCATCACTTGTAATCATCTCATCATCTATTTCTTTAACAAACGCTTCGTAAATGGTCACATACTTCGCAGTTTGTGGCACACCTCCAACAAGGTCTGCAATGAATAAATCATACAACTCAATGCCCATTAATTCATAAAGTAACTTTGCCTCATAAATGGTAATAAAAGCATCTAATTCAGCATCCGTGAACACATCAGTTGCTATTTTATTTTCGCCTATGAAATCGGAGGCTGATATTAGAATTCCCATATTATTTTACAAGACCTTTATTAGTTAATAATTCAGCAATGTTTTCAGAAACAATTACTTTTTCACCTGCTTTTAAGCCTTTAAAATCCTTAATAACAACAACCTCAACTTCTCTTTTTGATTGCGTTACTTCTTTCGCTTCTGATTTCTTTTCAGAAGGAGCAGCAGCAGAGGCTTTTGCCTCCACTACTACTTCTTTAGATTTTATTTTGCTCATTTAATTAAGCAGTTTCTAATGCAGCAATATCAGTTGCAAATGTACCTTTCACAAACGCAGTTCTGTCGTTGTTTTTAGTTACTAATGCACCTCTCCACTCTGCAATGATTGTACGTAAGTTTTTAGTCCAGTCATTACCATCAAGTCCCATATTGATAGTTACTGCATTCTTCTGATACATTGTTGACATATTGAAATTACCAACTAAATAAGTTCCAGCAGTAACCAATGTGCTTCCTATCATCGGCACACCATCAAGTGTAAGTGTATTGCCAATGAATATTAATCTGTCAATGTATCTTCTATCAGTAGCTGAAACCTTGTACAACTTCAATTTAGTGATGTCAGATGGGTGCATCATAATTGCGTTCGGTGCTTCTTGGTTAGCAATTGCAATCTGGTTAATAGCAACTGTCAACACATCGGCTTCGTTTGCATTATCAACTGTCCCTGCGAAAGTACCAGCAGCGAATGCAGTAGCAACTGTTCTGATACCATTTAAGTTAGGTGCAGTTCCGTTACCAGAGTAAGCAGTTGATTCGATGTCTAACATCAATAAACGCATCAATTCATTGTTGATTTCTGATTGAATAAAATCAATATCATCTAACATTTCAGTTGATATTTTGATGTAAGCAGTACGCTTAACAACCGCTTGAGAAGCAACTACTAAATCAAAATCAATTTGATTCTTTGTGTCACCTTCAGCAGTACCACCAGCAGCACCATCTCTGTTTGCTTGATACACCCAAGAAATGATGTTTGAACTTGCAGCACCTTTTGCGAATAAGTCCATTAAACGTAATTGTCTTGTAGCAATAAGGTTCAATCCAGCAATACGTTGTTCAACTGGAACATTACCACCACTTACGTTAGTAGACTCTAACATTGTACCAGCAGCCTTAATTTCAAAGGTGATACCATTCTGTTCAGCAGATGCTTTGTTTAAGCCTTTTAATGCGCTTAATTTAGCTTTGTTTTCTTCAGTTGATAAAGAATCCTTTACGCTTGTAGCGTTTGAAATCAAACTTCTTTCAGAATTGTTTTTGTTCAATTTCTCAATTGCCAAACCATACTCTTTTAAAGTTTTGTTTAATTGCACCATTTGCTCCTTTTGAGAAGATGCAATTTCTGATTTCAAAGACTCAATGTCTTCTTTACTTGCACTTTTAGCAACCGCATCCTCTAATGCTTTTCTTGCTTCTTCGTTGTATTCGTTATACAACTTTGCCATTTCTTCTGCTTCTTGACCTGCGAAAGATATGGTGTTCAATCCTTTTGTTTCAAGGAATAATTCAAATTTACTCTTCATTTTTAAATGTTTTTTGTAAGATTAATAAAAAATTGTTTTTGTTTTTGTTTACTTTTTTGTAGTGATAAATCGGCTACGTTTTTTTGCGTGTTTATTAACGGCGCAATATTTTTGCGTGGCATTCCACAAGATGAGCAATATTCGCCACCCATTTCATTGCCACAACTTTCACATTCTTTTGTTTGTTCTTCAATTTCTGGATTCTGAAGCAATGGTGTTGCATCATTGCTACCCTTTACTACCATACTACCCTCATCTCTAATCTTTAATTCCAAAACTGCCCAAAAGTAACCTGCCATATCAGCATCTGCTTTATTAGCAATCATTTTGTAGTACTTGTCCCAATTCGCTTTCTCTACTTTATACTCTGGTCTTTTATCATCAATGCAGGTAACGAAATTTACATATTGCATCCTTATCGAATTCTGAACTGGTCTATTGTATTCAATAATGTCTTCGATGCTTTCACTCTCTACTAATGCATCTTTACTTATCTTGAATATTAAACATTCAGCATTTCCACTATAGTCTTTACCTAATGTAGAAAATGGTAATTCAGTTACCATCATTTCAACATCTGATTGCCAAGCTATGATAGTGTCAACACTTATGTTGTGGTCTTTGCAATATAATATTTTACCTTGTTGTTCTTGTACTGTCTTCTTGAAGCAGCCATTGATATGCACATCTCCGTGACTATCTAAATAGTTGGTAGTGCTTATTACTGGATAAATATAACCATCTTCAATAGTCAATGCTTTTGTAGTAGCATCTTTTATTTTGATGGATGATTTCGATATGTGATTACGTTCGTGACTAAATATTATCTCGGCTTTTTTTAATGCCTTGATTCTAACCTCATCATTCTTAATAGCATCAAACAACTCTGCTTTAGAACTAAATTCTTTATTTGGAAAGTATATTGATGTTATCATTTATTTACAATATTTTGTTTTTTTAATGCACTTTTAGCCTTTATTTCTTCTAATTCTTTTTTTGTTTTGGTCTTTCCCATAGTACAAAAGTATTTAATAATTATTGATTAATGCAAATTAATTTATTTTTTATTGTGCAGGTTGTGTAAATGAACTTGCTGCTTGTGCGCCAACTTTGGGTAAATCACTATGTCCTAATCCAACTAATGCTCTTATCTCATCTTCAGTCAACTGCCCAATCACTTGAGTAGCTAATAATGGACTCATACCACTTAACGCTTCAAGTGTTGCATTAGGTTGCTCAAGTTTTGGCATACCTAACATTTCAGCAGCAGTACTGGCTGAAATAATACCCTTTTCCTTCAACAATGCTATTCTATCAGCCTCTTCTTTATTGTTGCTTTGTAGGCATTTTACACCGCTAAAGTCTTGTCGCATTCTCACATTTTCATAAGGAAAGTGATTCTTGCATAGAAAGCCAGTTAGTGCCTCACTTAATTTATCACTTAATGGAATGATGCAATTCGTGTACATAGCCTTTTCAGCCTCTACCCTATTGTTGTAGGTCTTGTTTTCTGGGTCATTTAATAGTGATGAATCAATGCCTAATACATTGCATAATGTTCTGGTTGTTACTACACCTTTTTCAAGTAGTTGCATATCGGCACTACTCATACCTAATTGAATGTAGCCCAAATCTTTATTGGTCGCTACTACCTTGCCAAAGTTATTAGCACCACCTATCTTATCACGCAGGGCAGAGTCAATCAAGTCAAACTCATCTTGAGTCATTGGCAACTGACTCTTATCGGTAATGAAACCACTTGCACCTTTATTGCTCAATATACTTGCATCGGCAATCCAACGCTCATTACCTACTTGAACTACGTTAGCAGCTACTTGAATAGGGCTTAAACCATAGTCAAAATTAATTAGGTTTGGATTAAAAAACTTGATGTGCTTTAAATTATCATTCGTGTATAAGCCTTGTGATGAGCCAAACGTAAATTGGTATTCAAGTTGTGGCATAAAAAATGAAGAATTTTGATTAAATATTGTTACCGATTGACTTGGTAAGATGTCAACCTCTTCAATTAATGAAGAATTGAATTGTGTGTTACCAATTAAATAGGTGTTGCCAGTAATCAATAAATAAAGTAATATTTGTTCTTCAATGTCATCCCAAGTATACGCTTTTGCCATATTAGGGGCAGCCATTAGTTCGTGCAAAGTAGTGTCTTTTAACTCCTTCCAGTTACCATTTGCTTGTTTTTTTTCAACTATCCAAGGTACACTTTTACTAATATCAGTAATTTTTTTTATGATTGAATAAACATCAACATTTTGAGAATAACCTTGACTTATTTGATTTGATAAATTATTGTTAAAATTTAATGGCATAAATCCACCAAAAAAACTAAAAAGATTAGATGGGTTATGCCCTGCAAGGTTTCCACCTAAACTTTTTATAATATAATCTTTTGCGTTTTTTACAAATCCCATTTTAAATGAATATTAATTGATGCAAATGTATTAATTTTTATTTACTAATTAACAATGCACTCTGTGTTAAGTAGTCAAATGCATACCTTAAAGGGTCAATTTGATGGTTGTATGCATCTATTGGCACTTGTGACCGCTTATCGTGCCAGATGTAATTTCGTAACTCATTGATGAGGTTTAGGCTATTTGCATCTACTATTATTTCGTAATCTTGTATTCTCTTTATTCCATTTCTTACACTATCAGCACCTTTTTTTGCTGGATAAATGTTCAATCCTCTTTGCCTTATGTCATTTATCGTGCGTGGGTCAGCAGAATCGGCAACAACAACACTCTTCAATGGGTTTAACCTATTGTTTAAGATGTCAATTAATTGGTCTGTGCTATTACCAGTCTTGTAAAGCACCTCACTTGCGTATATTATTTTTCGTTTTTTATCTACTGCAACCTTTATCAATGAATCTGGGTCATTACTGAACCCGAAATCCAAACCATATACGTGAGGTAAACTCTCATCGAATAAACCGATTTGCCAATTTTGAAATATTGCACCCTGCAATGTGCCAACTTCACCATCAATGTACACCTTGCACCAGTTATGCCAGTAATCACTCTTAATGTTTTTAGGGTCTGTTCTATCACCAGATGGGTTATTGTATGCCTTACCTAACTTTATATTTAACTCCGAAAGTATTTCTGGAGGACAAGCCTCATTGTCTTTGTAGGTCAATAAAAGAAATTCAGAATCGGCTTCAGTCAATATTTCATCGTGTACCCAAAATTGGCGGTCTGGGTTAAAGTCTATCCAAATAGTATTGCTTCTGGTTATTAGCGCATCAGCAATATCGTAATCAATGTGGTTTGCTTCGTTCAAGAATAGCACATCACGCTTACCTGCTGCCTTTGCCTTGCCTACTGAATCGAATGCAGTAAACTGAACTATTGCACCATTTGAGAACTTATACTCCATAGGATTACTGCGCCAATGCTCTTCAATCCAACGATTCGTATCAAACATCGTGTCTTGGAATATCTTTACCGCTCCATTCCTTACTGCTGGTATTGATTCAGCAACTACTGTGATGAGGTGTCTTGGGTGTTTAGTTGCGTAATCAATGGCTGCAACTGGAATAATGCCATAGGTTTTACCAGCACTTGTGCCACCTTGTATAACACGCTTTCTGGCTTTCATAGCCAATAGTTTGTTTATGGCAGTAGTTCTTTGAAACATAGTTAATTAAACAATGGTTGCTCACCTACAACTTTTACTTCTGTTTTCGCAGGTGCATAATCACCACCCATCTTGTTTAACTCTGCTATGGCTGCTCTTCTTTCCCCAAACGATGGTTTGACTAATAAAGTTACTATCCCACTTGGTGTGCTTATCTCCTCTTCAATGCTTAACTCACCTCTTAATATTTTGGTAAGCATCTGCATACGTTCAGCAGCATCGGCAATACTTCCATCGGCAATAACTTGAGATGCTTTCTCATTAGCCATTGCAACTATCTTTTTGTTTTCAAGTTGCAGTTCAGAAATGTAAGACTTAATTTTATCGCTTTTAAGCAATCTTGATGATGCTGCCTTACTTGTACCTTGTTTAGCAATAGTAAATGCAATAGAATAAGAATCTGTAGCGTTTTTACCACTAACAAACAACTTGCAGAACTCTTTTTGTTTCTCGGTTAACATTTGGTTATATGTTGGTTAACAATTGTTCACAAAGATAAGTATTATTTTAATAACATAACAATTAGTGATTGAAACTCCTCAAGTGACCTAATAATGTGATATTGAAAACCATTGCTCCTAACCAATGCTGCCCACTCACGTTGCCCAACTGATTGCGCCCCATCAGATGTTTTAAACTCAATCATAAACGCATTTGATTGGTAATATAGCACCATATCAGACCGACCAGCAATAAGACCTTTAGCCTTATTTCTTGCTCCATCAATTTTGTTCTTGCTATTGTTGAGGTTGTAACA